ATTTTGATTGCCGTATCGTGCTGCTGAATTTGAGCTTGAACAGTAACTCCCGAGGCGACTGCCTGAGAAAAAACCACGTTCTGAGAAAGTGATGCGCTCGTCGCCTTTGTGGACATCGTGACATCGCTTCCCGAGATCGACTGAATGAAGGTGCCGGGGAGAATATGGGAACCCGTGATAAGAAGTCCGGGAACGAGTCCAACAACAGATGCCAAGGCAGTAAGTTGGTTTGAATCGTTCGTCAGCGTTCCTGTAGTGGTTAGAACCGATGGGGTTGCCGGGATCGATGGCGCACCATCAGTCATCGCGGGGGCGAGGAATTGCGTCCATTGGTCGAGCATGTAAAACATCCAATTCAAATATTGGAACGGGGGTGCTTCGCCCGAAACCCAACCCGTCGTTTTTTGGCCGGCAGTCGGTTCAACGATGTAAAGCGGGTTTGCCGAAGTTGTCCATCCGACGAATCCAGAAGGTTGTGTGGTCATTTTTTTCTCCTTAAACGATGATGGCCGCGAACCCGCCGCCGATGGCCGCTGTATTAAAATTAGCCGTTGTCGATCCCGAAGACGTAGCATTTTCGGTCAAATAAACAATCGGGACAGGCAAGGAAACAAACGATTGAACAAAACAACGCGGGAATTTCGATCCTGTCACGATCATACCATCGACCACGCCGACAATCGAGCCAAGTCCTGTCAACACATTTGACCCGCTTGATGCGGTCGCCGTTGTTGCGAGGATCAACGTCCCGGCGTCGTTCACATCACCACACCCGGCACCGATTTGAACCTGTTCGGGCGGTTCTTTCGTGATGTCAATATAACCGCATTGGAACACATTGGCCGATGCCGTGATTGAAATAAAACCGAGTCGAACACCCGCCGACATGGCCGACGAAACTATGGTTTGAGCGAACGAATACAACGACGGGTCGAGGGACGACGATGTTAAATAAAACGACACCTCGCCGGGGTAGTTTTCAAACATTTGGACGAATGGCGCACCATAAAGCAATGTGACCAAATACAACAATTCTTCGACGGTGCCGGTTGAATAATGTTCTGCAATTTTGGCCGCGATGAGGAGCGAATATACTGCGTCTGTGTTGCCGTTTCTCGCAACGTCAACGATTTCCCCAACGCCGTCCAATTGTGCGCCCGTCGCGCCGAAAATCGTGCCGTTAAACCACATCCTAGATTTGTCGATTGAATGCGTCACATTTTCAAGTTCTTGGATTTGGTCAACCAACAACGCGAGGACCGCGCCGATAACCGATGTCTCGATTGTGGTCCCGGTCGTTGGCAATGAAACGGAAAAACGCTGCGGCAAAGCAGAATATTCGTTCATCATACGACCCATCGTTTGGGCGACGTGATCTGTTATCTTATCGACAATCATTCTGCCCCCTCAAACGTAACTCACCAAAACATTGAGCGACGTGAACTGCGGAACTTCCGTGATGTTCATTTGAATATTGGTGTTCATAGTCGGCGATGCCGTCCGGCCAAAATACAACGTATAAGACATGATGCCTGGGACATTGTTAAACGCGCCAATGAGTCCATTCGTTCCGAAACTAATGATGAGATTCCCGATGCCGACCGCGTTTCCTATATCGATGATGTCTTGTTGGATTTGAAGGATGGACGACACAACGAACTGCGGCGTGGACAACAACAGGTCGGTGTTCAACGACAGCGAAACGTAAATATTGACCGGCGTCGCTCGCGTGAACCCAATCACATGGTCATTATTTGAACTGTCAGTTACCGTGTGGGTTGTCGTCCCATACGCTTGGATGCCAGCGGGTTTCGACCCAAAAATTGCGTTCGCAATATCGGCGTCGATTGCATGATTGCCGTCATTGATGACGATTTCGAACGATTTTGGCGGAATTGTTTGGACCGATGTCGCCGTTATGATCGCGCCCGTCAACGTCGTTGCGTAGATTGTGATGACGCCTTGCGCTTCGGCACCGGATGACCCATCGAAAATAACCTGCAACCCGTTCGCCAACGAACCACTGATTTTCGCCCCGTCATATCCCGCCGTGCCGTTCACCACAGATTGGATTGATGGCGTGACAACGATCCCAGACACACCCGTTAATGAATTGGCCGTTGTCAAACTGTATTGGGTGGCCGTTCCGAAGGCGACATAAAACCCGAGTGCGTGGGCATAACTGCCTGTCACAACGACCGTTTCACATCCCGGAAGCAAACGAAGTGCCGACTGGACCGTGATTGCTGTCGCGTATTTGTCCAGTGCCGTGGTCGTGTGGCCGTTTGATGTGATCGTGAAAGATCCGCCCGTGGGAGCGTCACCCGTCGAATAAGTGAATACGATCCGTTGCGTGGTGTCGATGGCATTGAATGGAATCGCTGCCGTTTGAATGGTTGAACCGATTTGAGGGACGAATGTCAATTTATAAGACCCGCCCGTCGCGGTTCCACCCGAGAACGCGATGTATTGCCAAGCCGCCATCGAAACATTTTCGTATCCAACGCACGAAACGACCCCTGTGATCTGCGTCACTCGATTGACGATGGATTCTAACGGCCCATTGGATGCCGACGATAGGAGCGTGTTTCTGCGCATCAAGGCGACCGGATCTGATTCGACATTGCTACCTGTGACACAATCCAACGGGTTCGTGACAGATGCCCAACCAGACGTTGGCGTTCCAATCACGCTCAATTGTCCCGCCGTGACGACGGTCGGACCCGGAACGGTGCAGGTTGCCGAACCGATTGCTTGCGCCGGGTGGCCGACGACGATGGTAGAAACGTAAGAATTCACGACAGTTGTAGAATTCAACATCGTGTTGGTCGGCAACGTGAACAAATTTTGAACTTGTTCGCCCGACGACGGCTGTCCTGATTCCGGCGTGGCCGAACCGAAATCGACCGTGAACCCGCCCGATGCGAAACTGCCCGTGACGACGACATCAGTAAACGGTTTGATTGCGCCATCGACCAATGCGTGAATATAGTCCTTAACATCATCAGCCGTTGAATTCCAATTCAGCGTCGCCGTCGTTTTGGTGTTTCCAAGATAATCTAAGATTGCAAGCGTCCATGTCCCAACGGTCGGAGGACCACCGGAGAACGCGATGAATTGACTCGCATTGGCGGGATCTCCAATCCTTGTCGTGGAATCCAAAAAAAATTGGATCGTTGGCGAACCCGCGACAGATATCAATGAACCCGACGAAACAATCGTGCCCGACAAACCATATAAAATCAGCCCATTGACGCCGGTCGATGATGTGTTTGCCGTTTTGGTTGCCACGTTTCCGATGCGTTTGATGTTGTTCAGCGCGAGGATATTGTCAACCGACACACCCTGCGCCCCCGATGGATATTGGGACGAATAAACGGCCTCGGCCAATTGCCACAAAATGGCTTCGCGTTCCGAGAAAATATACATCATTTGGCCCAATGGACCCTGCGGAGTCAAATTGATGTTGGCCCCGAAAATCCCCTGAAGGGACGTTCGCAATTCAGTGATGATTTGCTGTTGGCTTTTCCCGACGAACCCGACCGATGTCACACCATAAGTAGTTGCGGCCATGAATCACCCCGAATATACGACGACACCGGAAGTCGTCTGCGCTGTGAACGTGATGGAAATACGCCGCGCCACATAATCAGGCACGAACGAATAAGACAAAATTTGCAGCACGCCGGGAACCGACAAAACCGCCGATAAGATGATGGCGTTGATTTTCCCCATGTTCGGGTTTTTCACAAGAATTTGTCCGAAATAATCGATCCCAATCGTGTTGTCCATGAACCACTCGCCGAACATCACGCCGAGCGTTTCCTTGATGACCTGCCGCACTTCCGCTTCGCCGTTGACCAAAACCAAATCGCCATTGGTCAAAAGCAGGTCGCCATAACCTGCTGAACTTTTGTCCATGTCGAGGGCCAAATCAGTCATGGTGTCATCCTATCATGTCTTTCAAGGCGTTGACGTATGGAAGAACCAATGCCCCGGTCCCATCAACAGAACCCGTTTGGGTCGTTGAACTTCCTGTGGTCACGAAGGTGCTTGTCGCCAACGCTTTCAACGCCAAATAAATCAAATTCAATGCCTCGGCTTTCCCCGGAGGGACCAATGGAGTTCCGCCCGTCTTCACCATACCATTGATAGCGAACGTCCCATCAGGGTTTATTGAGATCGTGGCATCACCATTTGTCAATTCGATGGCGTCTTCATTGGTCGCCGGGATCGGATCGCTTTCCGGATAAAGGCCGGGATAAAACACCGCATCAGACAGGTCATGCAGACGGGGGTCGTCGGGGTCAACAATACCACCCGACACTTTCCAAACTGCAAGGCTTCGTTCCGAAACGACCGCGAGGCCGGTGTCGCCGACCGCGATAGGATAACGGATGGAATATCCAGCCCCGCGTGGGAACATGACAGGGATGTCTTGGATGATTGGCATTGGGACGACTTTGCCGTCGTAGTATTTTTTCATCAACATGGGCTGAATCGAAACAATATCAGTCCCTTGTAGTTGCGTTATCTGCGCCGGGAATGAAACATGGAGGCCGAGTTGTTTCGTTCGGATGGCCGTGAAAATCAATTCGGCAAACGTCGGTGTTTCGCTATCGACCGCATCTGCGCCGGGATCATAAAGACTGTCGAGTTGGTCCGTCATTCTGACACCACATAATTTTTGGCCGGTTTACATTCGCAAGTGACCTGCCATTTGCTCGCGTGTGTATCTCCCGAATACGTCGCTTTTTGAACCGTAAAAACGCCGTTAACATCGATGCTCTCGATCTTGACATACATTCCGGGTTTGATTTTCGGGTTCAACAATGACGTGAAGGTCGTGACTCCATCACCGGCACTACCGATTGACGGCATGCCAATCATGCCAGTAAATTTGTCGACTTTAATCGCTGTGATTGTGCTGAATCCAGACCCATCTTTCCATACGGATGCCCGACCGTCGCAGATCGTCCATTTCAAACCCATTTTTCGGGCCAAAATATCCAACGCAGCCTTGACCGAACCCGACACCACGAAACAACTGTCCAGCGATTCGGAAAGCAATATTTTCGCCGATGGATCGACAAACACCGGAACACCCAACGCCGTCAATAATTCGTTGAACACCAACAAAATCGGCGTTTTCTTGGGCCATTTTTTATTTGTGTATGAATGATAAAGCGATTTTTCGCCGTCGCCCAATTCGATGCTTGTGATGATGTCGGCACCCGAACGGCGTCGAGAAATGTGGGTCGCCGCACCGGCCACGCCGATGAACAACGCAATCATGTCGCTGCCATATCCGACACGCAATTCGATTTGAAGACCTTTCAAATTTTTCGGGAAGTTGCAATTGTACAATTCTATTTTCGCTTTGTTCGATGTCGATTCAGACGTTTTTTCAATTTCAAACGTCATTTTCACATCGGTATATGCCAACGCATCGGCACCGGACCCAATCACGAATTGATATGAACGACCGAACAAATAATTCTGGATGTTCCCATAATTCTCAGCACCCGCATCAGGCATCGGGACCGATGTCACCGCACTGGGTATAGCGAATTGAACAGGATCAGTCATGCAACCACCGGGTCAGCATAATAAAGTGAATGGGTCTGCCCCCAAGAATATCGTGTCGGGTCCGATTCGTTTCCAGTATCGTCAGTCACGAAAAAAACGCCAGCCGGAAATGCGGAATTGTCGAATCGTTCAAGCAAATTTCGACTGACCAACAAAGGAATTGCGGCAAGTAGCATGTTATCCGCCTGATCTGCAATGTCCATCATCCATCGATCCATTCGGCTGTTGTAGCGAAAATGGAGCGTAAAAACGACACCCGACAATGGAATCGTAAACTTGAAAAACGGGTATTCAGACGACAACGGAAGCGTCAAGAAATTGTATGTCGTCGCCATCAGGTTCCTCCAGCGGGGGTCAATGCTTTGAACGATTGCTGCGCTCGTTTTTGTCCTTCTTCGAGATATTCATTCGTCCCACCGGCTTCGTCGCCGCCATCATTTTCCTTGGACCCCAGATTAGCATTCGCCAACGTGGTCAACAAAACTTTCGATGGTTTGACCAAAAGCAATTGGACAAAATCAATATCAACAACAATCATTCGCCCGGTTTTGACATCACGCGGGACCGATATTTTCTTTATCCACATGTTGTTGTAGGAATGTAAACTAGTTACAACCATGACCGGAAGTTTTTGTTTTTGCATGTTGACCAAATCGGCATGCGCCAGAACGCTTTTCCGCGCATCTTTCCCAAGCGACCCAAGCAACGAATCGACCAACGCCGGGGCCAAAACGGTCGCCGGGGCATATTGCCCCAACTTGGCGGTGCTTGGTGTCAAATGCGCGATTCCGGTCGTTAAGAGGCCCATTGCGCGGTTTAACAGGCTGAACGGCGTGTCGGTGATAATCGCTTGGATTCTGAGGTTGCGGGGTTTCACGATGATGTGGTCTGAAATCGTTTCCCCGGTTTCAACCTCGAATTCGGTCGGGTTTGTTTCGCTGGTATGGGTTTCGCTCACGCATGCGTCGAATTCGATCAACGTCGATCCGGACGGTTTCCCCGGCATGGAAACATTCAGAATTTGGACATTCTGCTTCGTGTTTGAAATCAATGAAGATACATCAAGCCCCATAATAACCTCAGTTTTTTTCCGCCGATTTCACGCTTCTATGGGTTTCCCTCAGTGTTTGGGCCAATGCGCCCTTGACACCACTTTCGGTATTTTTCGCGCTGTCTTCCGGTGTCATCCCTGCCGGAACATGCACATCGACCTTCACATGATTGACGATACTGCTATTGGCACCGCCAAACCCCGATGAAAAATCAACATCACTGTCGATGGCAGACGATTGTGATTCCATTTTTTTCAATTTTTGCTGTGGCGACAATTCCGCCGAAGGGCCAAACCATTTGTGATATAGGTCAATCCAACCTTGGAGTGGTTGCATGTTTGCAACGAGTTCTTTCGTTTTGTCGCAGAAATCACTCAACCATTGACCGAATTCCGTGTCAGCAAATTCATCAACTCCAAAATCGATCCATTCGCGCATGTTTTTGAGTGATGCGCCAATGCCGGGGATTTTTTCGGCGAAATCTTCGAGTTGTGAAATCCAACCAGGTCCCTTTTTCCCGGTAAAGAACCCGTATAAATCATGGGCGACGGCACCAAGGGCCATGAACGCACCGACGACAAGGAACAACGACCCTGCAGAAAGGCCGGAAATCCACGCCGCGATGGCCACAAGCGCATCACCCAACGCCGGGAACACGCCACTGACCAAAATGCCGAGGTTTCCGATCAGCCAAACGAGGAATGGTTGAATCAACCCCAAGGCCCACGCGAACCCCTGCCAGCATTTCGTGCAGACGTTGATCAGCGTTATAACTTTCCCAAGAATTGGGCCAACGATGAACAACGCCGCACCAACTGCACCAATGTATTTCGCCCATTTTTCTATTTTTTCGGTCGTGATTTTTTGGTCATTCCAGTGTTGTATCCACCAAACGACGGCCTGAACCGCGCCGACGATGAACCCAATGGCACCGGCCATTATCATCAAAAACGTGTGGACGTTTTGCTTGATTATGGATTGATTGGCGACATACCACTCTTGGAGTAACTTGATTCCTTTTTCGAGGGACGGCGCGACTTCCGCCGCCATGTCGGCAAAAAACGCCTGAACGAATGAATGCAATTTTTGGAACGCCAACCCGACCCGTTCCAACGCATAAACCTGCTTTTCGGATCGGACGCGCCCTTCTTTTTCGGCGACATCTCCGAAATGCTTGATCGTGTCGGACCCCTGCGACAAGAACCCGACCATCCGGCGACCGGATCGGCCGAACAATTCCTGCGAAACGGCCATGCGTTCCATGTGGTCGGGAATGTTTGCAACGGCATCCGTGACGCCGAAAAACGCATCCTCCGCACCCTTCCAACTGTTCACCGTGTCGGACGATATGCCCAATTTGTTGAACGTCTTCCACGCACCCTCGCCGCCTTCTTTTGCCGATTGGATGTGCCGCGTGAGGATCATAAGACCTTGGCTCATGGCACCCGATTCGATGCCCATGCGGCTGGCCGCGCCTTGCAATCTTTGCAACGCCACAACGCCGATGCCAATATTTTCGGATGTGGTCACAAGTTCGTGGCCCCATTCGCCGAATTTCTCAGTCATTTCAAAAAGTTTTTTGCCGACTTCAAACGCCGCGAATAATTCCATGCGGTGCCGAACGCGGTCAATTGCATTTTCGATTCTATTGAGCGGGGTTTCGTCGGTTTCGAAACCGATTTTTGCGAGCAGTTCCCGGACTATCATTGACGCCACCCCTTTCGGTCATTTCAGGGGTGGGTCAGTCAGCCCGTTTTTGCCGATCCATCGCCACCCGTTCGGCCTCCGCTTTGATGTCAAGTGCCTCATGAGCGTCAGCCAGATCGTCAATCGACCATTTTTCTTGGACGTTCGTCAATGTGTCCAAACCATCCAAGACCGGTCGCCAGATCGCCCAATTCACCGTGGAAGGAGCTATTTCGCTCCATCCATTCCCTGAATCGATTGGTTTTGAGCCTTTGCGAACAGGGCGTTGAAAAAATTTCCGTACTGCACCTCAAGATTCGCCATGAGGACTTTCCCAAGGTGGCCAAAATCGCCGATGTAGTGGTCATCAAAAATGACGGGCTTGTGGTCGCACAACATTTTGTCTGACGCCAATTTCTTGACCAGACCAACAACATCCGTTTCGTCGATCCTGTCAACCAATGCTCGGACGGCCTTCCCAAGCATTTCAGAATTCACGGTTTCATCAAGAATCGATGTGTTTTTGTCTTTGTCTTTTTTCTGAATCGAACTCATCGCAATCGCAATCGGTTCGCCAACCAATTTTGTGATTTTCGACAAAATTTGGAGGGATGCGGTCGCCCCCAATTGTTCGAATTCATACAACCGACCATCGATGTATTTTTCTACCAATTCTCTTGCCATCGTTCCGCCCCTTCAATTAAACGGCTGAATTGCCGCCTACATAAACGTCGAGGACGCCTGTGTCGATCTGCCATTCGTAGGTGTTGACACCCTTTTTGAACGTCGCTTTCGCGGCCTTTTTGATCCAAGCCGTATCGCTGAAAAACGCCGTGCGGCCAGACCCGTCTTTGCACAACAACGGGCCAGCACCGGCATTGGTCACTTCGTCGGCCAACATCAACGCCGTCAAATCGTCGTTGGAGGATGACGATTGCATCAGGCGAATCGTGACTTTACCGGCCTTGTTGTTCGATTTGGCGCGGGTCACTTCGCCGTCAACGCCGACTTTTTTCGTCCACATGTCTTCGTCACGCTCGATTTCAATGAAATCGTCGTCGGCGTATCCACCGATGATTTTCCCGGCAAGAATGATCGTGAACAATTTGGGATCGTACTGAAGAACTGACATTGGTTTCTCCTTAAACGGTGACTGTGCCGTTGACAGTGATGAAATGGAACGCGCCCGTCAACCGAGCCGAGAACGTCAAACTGTTGTTTGGAAGAATCCGCGCCGCGCGAGAAGCCGAAGGAATCGTAGCGACCTTGGCGACGTTGGTTTGGAGCGATGTCGCATCCAACAGGCCGGACCCGCCTTCATCGGACGCTTGCTTCAACACTTTTTTGACTTCGCCTTCCAGCAACGCCGCGCCCTTGTCCGTGTAAGGAATTTTGGCCAGTTGCGCCAATTGCGTGTAGATCGCGGTTTGCATCGTGGATTTCAGCCAATCGAGGCCGATGGTCACATCGATAAACTGACCGCCAACCATCCAACCCTCTTCGGTGATGTTGACGCCGCCGACCGATTCGTAGATGTTCACACCCTTGCCGGTGCTGACACCGGGCAACCCAATCAAACGAGTGCGTGATGTTGACCCGAACAAATCGGGGCTGATGCCGACCAACTGTTTGAATTTCCAAGTCGACGCGCCGGGGGTTTGGGGCAATTGACCGCCCAACAAAGCCGCTTCGATGCCTAGCGCAGCCGAGATCGGCGAGTAGATCAACGCCGTGCGTGTGTATCCATAACCTTTCAACACGGATGCCAGATCGCTCGTAGACGATGAATCGACTGCCGCGTCAGCCGTGGCCGCGATGAAAATCTTGTCCATGGATTCAATCAACGACGCCATCTGGAGGATGTCCGTCGCGTTTTGGCTTGTCATGCAGACGCCATACCAATTCTGCCCGGTCGATTCGGCGATGATGGCCGTCATGTCGTCCACGATCCCGTGCGCCGTCACACCAGCGACGTAGGTCAACTTGGAACCGACCGCTGTAAAGGCAACATCGATGCCATTCGTCACGCCGGTCAACAACATCGACGCCGACCCACCAGTGCCGGAAACCACACCCGCGACCAACGCCGCCAAAGCAGGAACCGCCGCGATTGCGTCACGGATGCCAGCCAAAACGTCTTCTTGTACGTCGCCCAATTGGGAAACATAACTGACCACCGTTCCGGCGACCGTGATGAGATAATCATGGCCGATGGTCAAAGAATTCACCGACAGGGTCGATGTTTGAGCGGCGGCGGGAAGGCGAAGACCAACGCCGAACGTCGTGGGCGACAAGGCTTGGCTCATCATGCGCGAGGCGTAAATGTATTCAGCATCGCTTGTGCTGAAACCATCGGCCAACATCGAGGCCGGGTCCGTGTACCACGACAACGTGCGGGGGGCATTTGGTCCGACAATCAACGGAACCGAAAAACTCGGTTGCGGGACCGCCGCCGTTTGTTGGGTGATGACGATATTGACAATCTGGTCGAGTGCTGTTGACATGGTTTCTTCTCCCTAGATTTGTACGACTTTCCCTTGGTCCGTTGTCATGGTTCCATCTGCTTGTGCCGTTTCAATCGCGCCACGGTCTTCGGTGACGTTTGCGGCAATACCAAACTGGACTTCGATTTTCGCCCGTCCCTCATAACCAGTTTGCAACAATTCGGACATATCTGCAATGCTCCCATTGAGCCAGACGGCGATTCCCGCTTTCCGTAGGATTGTTTGGGTGGTTTCCATTTCAAGTGCCGATTGCCACGCCGCCGCAATTTCGTAGGCTTCTTCGTGGGTCCGACCGTAGGCGTTAAAATCCACAATCATGCACCGCTGGCCGCCGACGTTCCACACCCCTGCAGAAACGTATGTCGAGGCATCGTCGCCGACCTTTTGCGCGGGGGTGACAAGAAACATTGTCATATAAGGCCTGGGCGGTCGCGGAAATCGTTGGGTTTCGGGTTGCGCCATGACACACGTCACTTCGGTGGCCCGTTCGACCTCCCGAACCAACGCGATTCGAATGGCATTGAAATCAATTGGGCGCATGTTCACCCACATCTATCTTGAAGGCTTTCGATTTGAAATGTCCCGCCCATGCTTCGGATGTTTGGGCTTGGTATTTGGAACCCTGATAGGAAAAAATGTCGTTCGGGAATATCTGCCACGTCGTGTAGACCCACACGATGGTCTTCATACGGTCGCCTTCAGGCATGATTGCGAGTTCTTTTCCTGATATGGGTTGCACCGATGCCGATATGTAAAACGAACTAGAGCCTGTCGTGACGGGTTTCCCATCGACAAATTGGACGCCTGTCGCACGTTCAACCCGGATCGATTCGCCATCAAGCAACATGATCGGCGATTCCATTTGGCTTGTCAGCATCATTTGACCACCGCCTTGTATCCTATCGACCGTTCAAGCAATCCCGTGTGATACAGGGTTCTGATCGGCGTCACCCCTTCACGTTCTTTCGCTTCGATGGTTGACGGCGCATTTTCGGGCGGGATATTGGACTGGATTTTTTTCATGACCATGTTGGCAAGGAATTGGCCGATGTTTTCCAATGCGTCCTTGACGGACATTTCGCCCTTTGAAATTTTGTCCAGCGCGCGACCGCGCAAAATGTTCAGGTCGTTCAATCGTTCGTCATACGTCGAGCGCAAAAACGACCGTTGGGGTATTCCCTTCGGTTTCCTATCGGTCCCGAATTCATTCCAAAGCGCGACTTCCGCCGCCGTCACGTCGCTGTCGGCATATTGACCGGCGTCGTTATGAACTCCGATTGTGACGAAAGAACCCTTGACTTTTTTCATTTCGTTTCGGAATTTTTTCCAACCGATGTCTTTTTCTTTGATTGTCATTCTTTGCTTGATCACAGAACACCAAACAACGGCATATAATCGCCGATGAGTGACCCAGTAACCCAAGGAGACAACTGCGAATTTTCCATCATGTGGATGTGGAAATCTGTCGGCAAACGGTCGCCGGTCATGACGACGTTTTTCTTGTCCGACACGCTGATGCCGCCACAATATGGAGTCATGTCTTCGGTCGCCAAACGACGAACGAGATCTTTTCTCAATGACCGGAAAGATTTCGCCCGTTGTGAATAACTGACACTCACGGAACCCACCGATTCATCGGCTTGCCGTGAGAATTTCGCCGTGACCATTTCACACAATCGAATACAAGCGTTCATCGCCGCACCGTTATATTGATTCAAGGCCCATTGAATCTCGGCGTCTTGGAGGATTTGGTTTCGCGGGTCGGTGTCGCCCAATGTGAAACGACAAAGATCTTTTGCGGAAAGGCTTGGGTCGCCCGTGTAGGAGAAGGTCATATTTTTCCGCCTTCCTCGGTAGGGGAAAGGGGTGAACGCCGCCCCGAAAGACAGCGCCCACCCCCACAGGAACTAGGTCAAAACGGTCGTGAAGAACGCGCCGAGATCGGCACCCGTTTGCTTCATCGCGAAGGCCATCTCGCCTTCAATGCGGTCGCAGTTTTTGGGTTCGATGCGGAACGTCTTGATTCGGTTCCCTTGAGTACCCGCTCCGAACATGCCTTGCCAGCCGAACGTGTAGCCAGCCGAAGGTTGCAGGATCGAGGGGACATTGTTCGCGTAGCACAGCAACGCGCAATTGGACACCATGAAACCATAAGCGGCGGTGCCGCCTTCTGCTCCACTGTTCAACACGGCACCGGCAACCAAGAATTTTTCGACCCCAAACAGAGCGG